CCTGTATAACACAGGAAAACAGTTCTTTACAGAACTCAGGTATATCCCCCCTGCCCGGGTATGTCCCCTTTTCGGAAATCCTGAGGGGATAAGGTACATCAACCAACTACAACTTATGAATAATTTATTTACTAAATTACCTAAAGTTGTCGCATGGATTGCCACTTCCTTCACATCGAAAGAAGGTGGTTCCGTGCCAGTTGGCTTGTGCATCAAACTGATCGCCCGGTTCCAACCTTTTATTAAATCACATGGCCCAGTATGGACCTTATGATATATTAAAAGTGTTAGAACATCTTTATTGAACTACCTGTCAGGTAGTAAACTAAAGATACCGGGTGTTGCGGTAACTGGAGATGGTATCCCTAAAATCTTAGGTGATTTAATACCATATGTACGGGCAAGATCATACTTAGTAATAAGCATTATCTTGACGATACTATATAGTACTAGATCACTAAAGTTAGGAGGACCCACAGACACTGATTCGATTACACAACCCTTTACAGGGGATGTAACTAATCTTTCTATGTTTATGGGATCCTTCTGACGTGATTTAGGGTACCGACCTGCTACTGCCTCTGTTCCTAAAGTTCTTGCTACTAAATTTGAAAGTTATCGTTCTAAATCAGGCCCTAACGGGCATGCTTTAAAGGATGCACTTTCAGATGCTAGAGCATTGCCTAAGTCATTAGTAGATTCCCTGACAGTAATGTCAGGACCCCGTATGGGGTTTCTAATAGAGACTGCGGCAAATGAACTTGTTGGAACCTTCTTATCGAGTATTATCAAAGGGTTTAAAGATAGATCTTCATTTCGAAGACTTTCTTCATTCTTTGATAAGGAAAATAAAGTAAGGGTAATAGGGATACTTGACTGATATAGTCAATTAGCTCTAAAGCCTTTACATAAATACCTTGCTAATACTCTTAAGAAGATAAGGCAGGACTGTACATTTGATCAGTCTAACTATCAGAAGTCCCTTAAAGGGAGTAAGATTTACTATTCTGTGGACCTTTCATCGGCCACAGATAGATTTCCTATCTCTCTTATAGAGTTACTTCTGAAAGCACAACTCCCTGCCTCTTACGTTGATGCTTGGAAGGACGTGATGGTAGGTTACCCCTTTGATTTCCGTGGCGGTAGTTTTAACTACAGCGTGGGAAATCCTATGGGTGCCTATTCATCATTTAATTCTTTTGCATTAACGCACCATTATCTAATCTATTACTGTTGTAAAGTGTTAGGGAAGAACTGAAAAGCTCTTCCTTATGCTCTACTAGGTGATGATATAGTTATAGGTGATAAAGAGGTAGGAGATATGTACCTTTCCGTGATCAAGTCGCTAGGTTTAGAGTACTCTGAAGCTAAAACTCATATATCTGAAAAGATGTTTGAGTTCGCCAAGAGACTCCACCTAGACGGCGTAGAGATCACCCCTTTCCCAATCTCTGCTCTAAAAGAATGTGGAAAAGCATATGATATGCTATCTACACTTTTAGTAGAGCAAAGTGGTCGGAATTGGAGTCCGAAAGAGAACGTATGGTCAAGTGTTTCTTATTATCAAGGAATAGTCCTAGATAGATCTGCTAAATATCGTAAGATAATATCAGAGAAATCTTGGGCTTGCGTTGGTGTACTATTACTAGTACGTGGTACCACTCCAGCTAATGAACTGATGAATCAGATTATTAGTAAGAGAGGCTATCACCTACCACAATTGTCTGAAGAAGTTTGTAAAAACATTCTTCTAAATACAATTGTGATGACCTTTGCCGAGTCTAACATCCTTAAATCAACATTTAGTGATATCTATGAGTACCCCTTAACAGGGTTATGCTCAAAGATGCTAAATGATTGAAATAAGTTTGTTATTCAAGTTCCTAATGATAAGAAACTCCTCCTCCGTCAGCCTTCGCTACATCCTAGAAATTTCCCTATATCACTTGCCCAAAAGGCAGTGTTACAGGAATTCGAGGAGTTAACGAAGAGTCTGGAAGAGAAGGACAGAGCAGGTCTCGACTGGTCTTACAAGTTGAGGACATTTGCCCTACCTAGAACTGATAAATCAATTCTGGATAAGGGTAATTATACTCTTAGTAAGGCCGTTCGAAACTTTGCAGACCGGCTCGATGAACAGTTGCAAGTACTTGAACAGTACCCACAATTGTTGCACTAGCCAATTGGCTCTGCTGTGTGCTTGACAACACACAGACTCTACACATAACGGTTTAAACCGGGGGGTGTAGAGATTTCTCCAGTCCTATTTTGCTATCCTGGATCTTATAGAAAATATCCTAATGTTGGCCCCCCCATCAAGGGGATCCGACCTCAAGGCATCTTTTCCCTAAGTCTCCAGGGCAGGTTCAATAGAAACTGGAG